TTTACACCACGAGGAAAGCTTACCTCTTCGGCAGACGCTTGTTTAAATGCTGCTTTAAAGTTTGCTATGTCTGATTGTACGGTTGCCTGATCAGTCTCAATGATCCTGCGAAAGATATCTTTGAGGGCTTGTCTACATATAGCTGGTGTAGATGATTTGATTGCCTCGATACCCATAATCTTTAATTTAGGTTGAGCATAACGAACACCTTCATTGTCATGCACATTGAGTATGTATCTCTTCTTGGCAGTCCATATGCCACGATCAGCAATTACCTCACGTTCCATAACCATTTTGTTTTCTATACCGCCTAGTGTTTTAAATAAACGATCATAGCATTCAGTGAGTGCACCTTCTAATGCACCTGAACATACTTGGTCAAGGAAGTCTACCGGCTTGGCTGGACCAAGACGTTTAACAAACTCGTCAAGACAAACATAGACAGAGTCGGTATCAATAGCAACTACATAATCTTTTTTAGTTTGTAAGGTTTTGTTAAGGTAATCATTCAAGTTATTCTCTGCCCAACGAATGGTTGCTTGACCAGTAAGTGTGATACCTTCGGCAATACGCATGTCGAAATATCTAAACCACTTATTACCCATTGCACCATACAAAGAGTTGAGTAGGATCTTTAATGCCATTTGTTGGTTCTTGGCAATAGCAATACGTTTCTCTAAGGCATAGACCTCTGACTTTACACCACATAGCTCGAGCTCTTGCTCAGCTTTGAGTTGTGCTTGTTTAAATGTTTGACGATCATTATAGATCTCTTGGATAATGGCTGGAATAATACCGAGCTTCTTTGTATCGAAACGAACACCGTTTACAGCTAATGCCGTGTTTGGTGTATTATTCTTTATATGACCAGCTAAGACTGATTCTACATTCACACCAGGCTCATCATCAAGTAGGATAGTCTCTGGAGACATATTGTATTGCATAATGATTGACGGATATAGAGAAGCTAAGTCAAATGAACATACCCAATCATGCATACCGACATGTGGTTCTTTTACATAACCACCAGGATATGCACCTTTAAATGACTCTTCGTTTTGTGGTACAGCTATACGCTTAGCATGTAAGTCACGATAGATCAGTGAATCCCATATAGCCACAGTGCCAAGCACTTGCTCATAGTTTACACCACCTTTATAAGCCATGGTAAGACATAGACTAATAAGACCTAGCTTGTCTTCCATACGGTCGATGAGTTCTACGTCTTTGATGTTATAGTCAATAAACTTTTGATAGTCATTTGCATGCAATTCATTAAGGTCAGATGCTTCACCGAAGTCAAGCTTCTTCTCGCCGAGAACAATATTTGCAATATGATCTAACTTATATGATTCTTGTGGACCATACGAATAACCGAACTTCTTGAATATTGCCATGTAATCTAATATGGCTACACCTTTGATTTCGTATTTAAGTGTGGATTGACCATAACCAGTATGTGTCTCACGCTCGTCAATCATTCGCCATGGAGATAGGAACTTCTCACGACCATTATCAAAGATGCGTCTAATACGGTTTACTAGATATGGTATATCAAAGAACTCACAGTTCCAACCTGTAACAATATCAGGGGAAGTCTTAGACCAATGATAAACAAATTTGTGTAAGAGTTCTCTCTCGTCAGCACACTTGACATAAACGACCGAATGTGTTTGCATAAGAGAATTCTCTACATCATACTCACCACAACCAAATGTGTAATAGGTATCATCGATGTTATTCTTCATTGTGATTGCTGTCACTTCCTGGTCAGCATCTTTAGGCTCAGGGAAACCATCACCGAACTTTGTTTCGATATCGATAGAGGTAACATTGATTGTGTTACGATCCCATTTGATTACACCAGGGAACTCTTCATTAAGATACTGAACAACATAGTTGGTATTGCCATAGACATCAAAGCCAGGAACATCTGAATAAGACTTAATAAAGTCAGTGGCTTCTCCCATAGAGCCGAACTGAATAGGTTCTACTGGTTTACCATCTAGGGAATGCCAATCATGTGCATTGTTTTGTTTGCTTGTGACAAATAGAGTCGGGCGATACGGAACAGTGAACTTTACTTTCTCACCATTCTCATAGCCCAAATATTTAATGACCTTTCCATGCCGAAAGGCTGACGTATAAAAGTTTTGATTCATGGGTGTATTATAACACGAATCAAACTAAATGTACATACTTGCTTATACAATTATTTCTGGTTTCTCCGGAGTAACTATGTTAGTGTCTTGGTGCATTAAAACATGCTGAGCTTCTAACTCTCGTGTTGGTTTAAGATCAAACATGATGTGATCTTTTTTGATTACTAGCTGTTCTATTTCAGCGTATGGTAAATAAGGCATAAATCCTAATCTTTCCTCTGTAGGAATTAAAGCAACAACATCTGTTACTGTTATTGTTAAACCTGATTCGTTTGTCTTTTTACATAATAACTCTTCACCCGACGTGAGTCGAACTAATCTAATTTCATTCATCTGTGATTCCTTGGTTGTTTATTCATATAATCTTTGATTGCGCACTTGATTGCATCTTCTGCTAATACGCTACAGTGTATCTTGACTGGTGGAAGCTGAAGCTCTTCAACAATTTCAGTATTTTTAATTGCTTGAACTTCTTCTACCGTTCTACCTTTTACCCACTCGGTTAATAATGAGCTTGAAGCAATTGCTGATCCACACCCATATGTTTTAAATTTTGCATCTGTAACCATGTTATCTTCTACTTTTATTTGTAGTCTCATAACATCGCCACAAGCAGGAGCACCTACCATACCAGTACCTACATTAGGATCATGTTGATCCATCGTTCCCACATTGCGTGGGTTTTCGTAATGATCTAAAACTTTGTCTGAATATGCCATGTGCTCCTTAGTATTTAGCCTAGTAACAGCTTCTTCGCTGATTTCGGCAGGTCACCTAAATTGATTGTTTGAGGCTTATCTTCTTCTGGAATATTGTTCTCCAAAATAACAACAAGCATGCCATCTACAATATCGGCACCAACAACTTTAAGTGTGTCGGCTAAAGTAAATGAACGTTCAAACGCTCTTTGAGAAATACCGCGGTGAGCATACTCTCGTACATCTGTACCAGTAGCTTTCTTACCAGCGATAGTTAAAACACCTTTCTCAAGTGTTAGGTCAATGTCTTCCTTTTTAAATCCTGCAACAGCGATCTCAATTAGAAAATGACCGTCATCTCTTTTGATTACATTATACGGGGGATATCCAGCACCGCGAACGGTTTCTAGATTAGTATTTTGTAATGTGTTGAAGAGTTGATCAAAACCCAAGAATGTATCTCTCGGGAAGTTAAATGCTAAGTTTGACATATTGTCCTCCTATTTTATAGCAAGGTTAAAAAAATGAATACCCGTTAGGCATATTCAGTTTTATTTATACAGGTTTTACTTAATACCTATATTATATTTGGGACATAATTCCCAATCGTTTTTATCTTTATGAGATATAATTTTAATTTGGTTTAATGATGCTGTCTCTCCAATTGGAGCAACTGTAGTAAGTAATCCCCAATCATCCATTAGCTTGACAATTGTGTTCCTACGTTTAAGATCATTCTCTGTGAGATTAGAAGGCTTACCATCTAATAAGAATAACTCTTTAAAATGAGTTATAAAATATCTACCTTGTTTGTGTAGTATATGGCATGATTGATATAATTTATTATCTTTTTTAGAAGCTACTCCTATTCTCGTGAGAGTTTCACGTATCTTTAGAAAATCATCTGGCTCTGCCAGTATTACCTCTAACATCATCTCTGGTTTCCAATTTACCAGTTCATCGTTGAATTCCGCCATGCTGTATTCTTCCTCTTATATATTTAAGATTTTCATTACTTAAAAGCGGAAGTACATCACGAGCTTTTTCATTACTATAACCATAATATTGCTTTATAGCACTGATATTATCAGATTCAATCGACTTGTTCCACTTAGAAAAACGATTACGTTTTCTAATAGTATTTATAAGAAATTGATACTGTAGACGGCTATCCAGGTGGTGAAACCTATTCATTTCGTTAGCGTATATAACAGTATCAGGGAAATATGAAAGACCACGATTCACCATAAAGGCATTGTAGTCTTTCTCATTCTCAAGTATATCCTTCTTTGTACTAGATATAGATTTAATTAATTCAAACGGATTCATTGAGATTTGTCTTTACATATTTAACACTAGATAAAATAAATGATCTCCAGCCTTGAGCTTCAACATCAAAGACATTTAGATAGTCTCTGTTCTCTTCATCTGGTGGGTTACCAATATTCTTTGGTGCCATTTCAGCAGGGATCTCTTTAGGCATAAGTGTGCATTTCATTACACGGTCTTCACCATTCTTTTTGGTAAAAGCTACTTCAATGATTTCATCACTTAAGAAATCTTTAAGATCTTCATATAGATTATTACCACTAATATTAATTTTTGTCATGCTCTTCTACTGCCTCCGCTAAGAATTTACTCATTAGTTGTAATAATCTGCCAGCCTTTTCTAGCTGCCACAGTATCATAACTATACCCACTGTTGTAATTATCTGTCCGTACATTGCCAATTCCTGTACCATAAGTCTCCTATTTAAAATTAATTTGTGACATAATCTCAGTCATACATGCCACTACATTCAATTCATGATCTGCAACAAAACTATCTTTATATGAATAGTCAGCAAGTATAAGCACCAATTGTGGAATACTTGAAGGCTCTACATAAGTTGACATGTTATCATAAATTAATCTAAATAACTTTGATGATTCTACGTCAATATTATCTGTTACCCATTTACGCATCTTTTTAAAGTTCTTAGTCTTAAGATCTTCCATAAGACCAGCGACACTTGACTCAGATAGAGTAACAAGAATGCCGGTATCAATGTGACCACTCATACCATATCTTTGACATTCATTGATGACACGTCTCCAATCAGGTATGTATTTCATAATGAGTTCTGCAATCACGGCATTGTCATATATGATATGTTCGGAATCAAGAATGAATTGAAGGCGTTTCATAAACTGCTCTGCCATCAAAGCTTTGTTTCCTATATTGAATTCATA